AAGATACAATTTAGATGCCTTATTTAAATATACATAGTTGTTAAATTCTTTGGCAATATTCTGTGATTGTGGGTCTACTATTATTTGGTAGTCTTGCATCCTTACTATACCTGACTCAATCGTTCCTTTCTTTACAGGTTGGATGTTAATGCCTTGATAACGCAGGTCATCAATCAATCTAGGTTCTGCGGAATCGGCAATGATTAAACCGCTATTGCATTTTTCTTTAATTAACGATGCAAGTATGTGTGTTTTTAAACCTCGCTCATAAATAACCTCCTTAACGTAGATTATCTTTCTTGCTTTGTCAATGGCTACCTCTGCCAAAGCATCTGGATCAATTGAGAATCCAAAGTCCATGCCGTAAGATGTTTGAAGCTGATTAGGATTAAACTCGCCAAACTTCCAGTTGGTAAATACAACACCTTCTGCTTTGTCTAGCCATCCGCCTAATATTGTGTGCTCGTATTTTTTAGGATTGCTTTCTTGCAGGCTTTCAATTTGTGATATAAATGAATCTGAAAGATATTTTTTATTATCCTTATAAGTTGTGTGAATGTAAGTGGTATCTTTTTTAACACCAGATGTCCCAGCATCAACTCCTTTATTCTCAAAAAATCTTTTGTAGATAAAATGCTCTTTGGTTACTGGGTTTAAAATTAGTATTACCCTATTTTGCTTTGAGTTGTGTCTTACCGACAAATCAATCTTATCAAATACATCTTCATCAACTAATTCTTCGGCCTCATCAAGCACAAAGGTAGTAACACCAGCCAATGATTTTAAATTAGCGGTTTGCGTTCCACTACTTGTTTTAATGCCCTTAAATATTATTCTTGAATTAGTTTGAGTATTAATAATCTCATCCTTTGTAATGTAAAAATGATCTTGCAATCCTGCGGTTTCAATCTTATCTGTAAACTCTGGAATGATTGACACATGAGCAGATGTAAGTGTATATCTAGTAAATAGTATTACATGACCTACTTCATACGTTAGAAGCAAAAGAAATGAGTTTAAGGCATACGATTTACCAGAACCACGACCACCAGTTATAACATAGTATCGAGAATCTGAATAAAATAACGGCTTATATTTATCATTAAGATTTATCACTCAAATGTTACGATGTCTTTAATGTCAAAATCGTTAATTGTGTGCGTATTATTTTGATCTATTACTTGCTTTGGCATACCATATCTGTATTGTAACCAAGTTTTAATTGCATTGGTATCACCATCTTCAATTCGTTCTGCCAACTTAATCCAAATAGCCTCTGGAACTTTTACCGCATCCATAGTTTCAATTAAAGTAATCACTTCATCCTTTTTTAATCTACCAGAATTTGGTCTTGCGCCTCCTCTTTGCTTTTTTATCTCTTCCATTTGAAAAAAATTGAAATCCAATTAATTTTTATATTAAATACAATTCCTCTTTGACAAGTTTCCAATAAATCTTGTCATCTATTTTTAACTTCTGATCAATAACTAATTCGACAATATACAATCCGCACTGGATAGCCATTGACTTGGTGCCTGTGTAATAAAGGCAATTGATAAATATCTCCCTTGCTTTTTCGCTAGGCTTCATTATCATGCTCCATATAAACGCTGCGCAACTTGCCTATTGTATCTCTCCAGCATGAATCACATGATGTTTGTTGTAAGTTGACTTTAAAAACATTAAGATATATTTTAGCCAATTCTTGTTGCATCATTGGTGTGATAGTTTCATGATTTTCTGCAAAGAATAAATCTAAATACTTATAGTCCTCTATTGATAAACATTCGGGATTATTATAAGGAAATAATTTATTAAGTATTTCCTTTCTTTTGTCGCATCCGCAATCAAAACCGATTGCTTCTGCTAACTTGTCAACACCAGCTTTAATGCCTGTTGCCTCTGTGAACTTTTCTATTGAATCTCCAAGTCCTTGTGATTTTCTTTTGCCCATAGTTGTAATTTGTTTTTACAATTTCTAATTGTGTTATAAATACTTGTAAATGAAATGCCTGATTCTCTAGACATTTTTCTCATTGATATCCCTTTTTTTAAATAAACGGAAAACAACATTTGATCGTAATAGTCCCATGTTGATATGTAATCAAAATATGGTTTAGTTGATTCAATAATTAAATCTTCTATTTCGTATTCTGATATAAGGTATTCAATTTCTTTTGTAAACTCTACCTTTAATATTTTCACTCTTAACAAGTCAGCCGTTAAGCTACGCAATGTATAATAAAAATAAGCCTCATTAATTTCTTTGTTTTTATCTAAGATTTTAATGTAGGCTTCTTGTACAATGTCTTCGGCATAGGTCAACTCGCCAAACTTTCTGACAATATTAATCCAATGTCTGTGTCGTTTAACAAGATGATCTATTCCGTTCACTCTTTATTTTTTAGAATTAGGACTATATAAATTAGTATAAATACAATGTACAAAATGCCTACAAATATACCAGTAACTACAAGACTATCCATTGTGTTTGTTTATTTCGTGTTCTAAATACCAAATGGCTTTTAACAAATCTTGTTTTTGATTGCCTTTTTTGTCAGCTCGCAAGATATACTTTATTGCATTGCCAGTATTAAAGCTTAAACCAAAGTCATCTATGATGTCAATTACCTCAAATCGGTTGCCTTGATAATGCGGAGGCGAATTAACTAAATCAACTTTTTCTAGTTCTGGTATATCTGAAATAATAACTGGTATATCATCCCAGACTTTTTCAACAAATTCTTCCATCTTAATCTAACAAATTAGATATTAAACTTCTTTCTAAACAATCTTCTGCGTTAGATGCTGAACGGTTAAAGGCTACTTTAAGTTCTAACTCTGTAAATAACAAAGTGTTGTATTGTCCGTTGTAATTTAATATAACAGCATAGTATTCATCCTTTGCCGCTTTTCGTTTGTCCTTGTTAACAATTCTTTTAACTTGTCCTACTCTTGCTTTCATTTTATGAATATTTAATTTAAAGAATCTAGTGTTTCGTTAAATGTTACAATGTCAATTGTATCTCCATCATTCCACTCTAAAGTACCTTCATTGTTACCAGCTTGCGTACGTGAATGTTGGGTTAGCTTGTGAATAAAAACTCTGTCAATCCAAGTTCTTAAATAACTACCGTCCTCATTTCTTTGCGTAATCTTTACAAATTTTGTCATTTTGTTAAGTTTTAAAATGTGAATTGTTAAATGTTAATATACCCTATCAGTTATAAAGTTTATAATTTGGTGCTTTAAAATACCCTTTAAGGTATAAGAACTAAGATTTTTTAATTTAATACAATCAAAAGTGTTAAATGTTGCACTAAATGTAATATAAATCTATAAACATTTTTTTAATAAATAATAATAACTATCTAAAAATCAATACTTAAACCATAAGATTTAAGCAATATATTTAACTGCGTATTTAAACCTTCATGCTTTATGTCATCCATTTCAGACATCTTTAAACCTAGCTTAAAGAATTTAAGCATCAAGTCTCCAGCCATAACGTGTTGGTCCACTACTTCTGCCTCCGCTCCTTCTTTATAAAGTTTATCGGTTATTGCCAGTAATTCATTAAGCAAGTTTTGGCTTTTAAATTTAAGCGATTGCTTATTGTAAATTGATTGCCTAAAATCGTTTTCAATGTGATCTACAAGAGCGTTTGTTAACCCTGCATAGATGACAAAAATTTCCTTTTCTGTTAGTTTATTCATTTTGGTTTAGTTTATCTTTAATCATTTTGACCTTTAAGAAGCTGAGCATCTGAAGCCATCCAGTGCAATGTATTAATCTTTCTCGGTTTGTTTGTAAACATAGCAATAAATTATTTACAATTATTCCGTTGCCTAAGTTAAGTTCCGTATTTGGTTCTATGCTTTGGGCATCAATCCAATCTATTGCGTTCTGGTAATTACTTGGAATCTTCATAAATAAAAATTTCAATTCTTAGATTTAAATACTAATAAAAATTTCAATTCTTGGATTTAATTTATCTATATTTTTAATCATAACTAGCCTTACGCATAGCCTATCGTTGGCTATTATACCGCAACTCTGCAAACAGTCTAAAATAACCTTTGCCGCGTTGTCTAGGTCTGATCTGTTCGATTGAAAGTAAACGATTATGTTGATACCAAACTCTTTGCTAATTGTATCGTGATGCGTTAGCGTTTGAAGTCTAAAGCTTTCTTCGTACTGGAGCAATGGCTTAGACTTGTAAAGCCGATTGTTGCCAATCTTATACCCGTTAGATTTACTAGGCACTTGGCCGTAGATTGTAAAGTTTATCATTACTTATAAGTTTCATTGTAATATTGTTCGCCACCTCCATTGAATAAATAATAACTATAACCTTTGTCAAAAGCATTTTTTATCTGCTCTTTCTCCATTTCTAATAATTGATCGGATTTTTTTATTACCGTATCTACATCCTCATCCTTCCATCCAATTTTTAGCCATTGGATTAATTCTTGCATTGCCGTTTGTTTAGTTTCCATTTTATTCTTCAAAATATTTAATTTGATTAAAATTTTCATCCATCAATCCCCTGCTAATTAAGTATTTTGTAGCGTCTTGCATTACAACCCTACCGTATTGGTTTATTCCTCTTTTTGTTTTTGGATCAAAATAAAGATACCAATATTTACTTGTGTTGTATAATATCATTGATTTATTATCAATTTCAACTTCTTCACATTCACAATAAGGATTCATAAATGATATGTCACCCGAATAATTAAATGTTTCTTTAGTTTCCATTATTGCTTTATGATTAAAATTCCAGACTTAGTATATCTGCCCGGTTCTAGTTTCTGATTCCAATAATCTCTGTCAACTTCCATTTCAAAGATTGGCTTGTTTGATTTTAAAACAAAGCGTTGTTCGATTTGCTTGACTTCTTTGGTTAGTAAATTGTAAATTACTAAACCCGTGCAAATAATAGTAACGATAAACGTTAGTAGTTTGATTGTCTTTATCATTTTTTTAGTGTCTAAAATAGAGTTAGTTGTGCAATATGCTGCTGAAATCTTTTCTCGCTTGCTTCGAAGTAATCCTTATCTAATTCAAATCCAGTAAATTCAAATCCTAGATCGTAAGCTGCAATTCTTGAACTGCCAGAACCTAAATGAGTGTCTAGGATTTTATCTCCTTCTTTGGCATAATTTTGTAATAACCATTTATAAAGTTTTACTGGCTTTTGAGTTGGATGAATAGCTCCTCCATTTTTAGCAATTTCAACTCTATTATACTCTACTACTCTTAAAGCTTTATTAAAACTAGAAAATGCTAATTCGCCATCTGAATTACATATTCTTTGCCCTTTATCCCAAAATATCCATCCCATTGAACTTGGTAAATATTTAGTAAAATAATTAGCACCCCAAATAATTTGATTTTTACTAACTCTAAAAAGTTCTTTAAAATAAATTTGATCTGGAATTTTATTATCCCAACCTTTAAATTCATAAGATTTTCTTCCGCCATGTTTGCTAGTAGATTCTCTCTGCCCATCATATCCTATACCATAAGGCGGATCAACTATCGCAAGCTCAAAATAATTATCTGGGTATTGTTTCATACCTTCAATGCAATCCATGTTAAATATTTCGTTTTTCATTATTCAATAGGTTTAATTTTACCGTCCTTGTCAATCTCTGATTCAAAATTAACCAGGTCATTAATAAACTGCTTATAGGCAAGTGTTTTGCAAGCTACCTTAAATTCTTCTCCTTGAAAATGCTTAAACTTCTCTGCGATTCTCAGCTTGTCTTCTGCCGGAGTTGTGTAAATGCCAAACTCGCTTAGGTAATCGTAGAGAATATGCAAACCTCCAGCAATCCAAACAAACTCTTTCTTTGCCTTCTGAGCCTTCCAAATTTCTTGAGCGTACATATTTGCAGTTTCAATACTTTGAGTCTTTAAAACGCTATCACAAGGCTTAGGCTTGGCAGGTTCTTCTTGCTTTGGTATTGCCCTTGTTTCAGTTCTTGCATAATCTAAGTAAGCGTTTACAATTCTAGCAAAGTATTCGCATGAAAAGTTCTCGTAAGTCTTTACATCTACGCTAAACCTTCCAGCAACTGCAAGCTCGAAAGCTAACTTAATTTCTGCAATTGTCTGATTTGCAAAGTTTGTCTTTATAAAATTAATCAAGACTAGCTTTTCTTCGTCTGTTGGTAGGTTGTTTCCTCGTAGTCCTACAAGAATCATTACATAGCGAAGAACTTGCTTTAGGTCTTCTTCGTTTTGCTTTCTAATTGCTAAACCATTTTGCGCTGATAGAATCTGTATGCCTAGACCTTTACCAATTTCGGAGGGCTTCCATTCTGTCGTGGCTAGTTCCCTTTGGTTTGTCGTTTGAATTTCCATTATATTCTTTTTTAGGTTTAAATAATCCTTTCCAGTTTCCAGCCATAGCCGAAGAAATCATTTCCGAAAATTCTTGGTCATTACATTCTTCCCATTTTTTAAGGAAAGCTTCGAATCCCAATTTAGTATATTTTTCTTTCTTTTCTATTTTATAAGAAATCCATTTTTTTATTTCTTCAATCCTAAAATCTGTATATTGGTAATTAGGTAAAATAGTATTAAAGTAAACAAGTATATCTATACTAGCAGTGCTTTGGACTTGCTTTGGTATGTGCTTTGTGTCGTGCTTCGACAATGCTTTGCCAAGTGCTTTGGTGTTTGCTTTGGTAAAATTTACTAGAGCAATTACATTAGCAGAGTACTGGTTTTTTGATTTTTCTACCAACTTGATAAAACCAATTTCTACTAAATCTAATAAAGCTGAATGATATGTTTTATAGTTTTTAATACCAACTGCTTCCATTACCATAGTAGTAGGTAAGCCAAACTTATCCTTCCATCCTAACCTATTGCAATGCTCAATAGCAAAGAAATAAATCGCTGCATGATTTGGTTTTAACTTATCTGGATTCTCAAAAGAGTAATCCCAGTAGTTACGAGATAGTGAATAAATATCCATTAGCACTCAATAGTAAATGAAATTTTAGCTTCGATTAAATCGTAAGAATCGAGAGTTACTAAAAAATCAGTTTCATTTAAATTAAATTCAAATTCTGTATTTAAATTTTTGCGAGCTAAATCTAAATAGATTCTACCAAGTGCAAAATAATAGGCCGATTTGTTTGGACTACGACCATCAATTGTTCTAATAAATAAGTTAACTTCCATGATAATATTTTAAAATAAAAATGCCTCATAAATCAATTGGCTCACTACTTCCAATATCAATACAAGGCACTTAATTCTTTAAATCGCTATAATGTAGTGAGGCGATTACGATTGCAATATAATATTAATTGTCAGATTTACAAAGCCTTTTCGAAAATATTCCGAAATGATCTGGAAAATCTTTCTCAAACTTACGAGCGTAGTCTGCCGTAAAATTGTTGTTCAGTTTGTACTTGTCATTCCCAGATACCATTGAATGCCATCTAATGACCTCAAATATTTGCTTTGCACCGATACGCTTGTAGCCTCTATTTATTAGCTGAAACGCGTACTTCTTGAATGATTCGTAAACCTCCGGATTCTCTGCGTGATATTTTATAAAGCTTCTCATTTCTTATTAAGTTTAGTTTTTTATAATTAAGTTCTAATTGCTTGGACAAGTTTTCTTGCCACTCGTTAAATGTTAAATCTTTCATTTGTTAAAAAATAAAAATATAAATATTAAATAAACAATTATGCTTACTCCAGCTCCAATGACTCCAATAAAAGCCATGAATTCTGCGGCATCGTAATGCCTTTTTGATTTACCTTGATATCTCATCTTTAATTTGTTTAGATTCCATAACCAATTTTACCTCATCCATTACTTCTTCGTTTTTTACTTTGCCATACACTACGCTTTGCACTAATGGCATTGACCATTGTCTGGCCGAGAATGGCATGACTCCCTTTTTGTTAAGGTTGTCAGCCACCTCTTGATATAAATTAAGCTTCTTGATTTTCATATTCTGTTTTCATTTTTAACCACTCCTCGTCTGTCAATTCCTTTTCGTATTCAACGACTTGGCCATAAGACCGGCTAATCATTGCGATTGTGTTTTTTATATC